AGTTTGCGAATTAAGTGTCCGATTTTTGTTCGTGCCCAATTAGGCAAACATCAAATTGGACTGACGATGAATGAGGTCAGTAGGCGCTATGTTACTTTTGAGCCCGAAATATACACTCCCATGTGGAGAAATGCTCCTACCGATGGAGCAAAACAAGGTAGCAGCGGTGCCATTGAAGACTTGGATCTATGCATTCTTCTTCGCCAAGAGTATGATACTGTTGCAAAAGAATGCCTAGATCTCTATAGCAAACTCATTCAAGATGGTGTTGCCCCCGAGCAGGCAAGATCAATCCTTCCACAAGGAACTTACACGGAATTTGTGTGGACTGGTTCTCTTTACGCATTTGCTCGTGTTTATAATCTGAGAATTGATGCTCATGCGCAATGGGAAATTCAACAATATGCCAAGGCAATTGACAAAATTATTACTCCACTTTTTCCTGTTTCGTGGCATACTTTGACAACTAAATAAAGACACCATCAAAGGAGTCTAAAAATATGGCAGAAATTTTATCACCGTTTCAATCGTTTATTTTTATCTCGCGCTATTCCAGATGGCTTCCTGACTACAATCGCAGAGAAAGCTGGGAGGAATGCGTAGAGCGTTGGTGGAATTACTTTACGAACAAGGTTCCTCAACTTGCAGAACGCCCTGATGTAAAGGAAGCAATTCTGAATCTTGAGGTTCTTCCATCCATGCGTAGTTTGATGACTGCTGGACCAGCATTGGACCACGACAATACTTGTTTGTACAACTGCTCTTATTTGCCTATTGATTCTCTTGAATCATTTGCTGAGTTGTTTGTTGTTCTCATGAATGGCACTGGCGTTGGTTATTCTGTTGAGAGACAATATACAGACAAACTTCCAACAGTTGCAAGCAAGATTGAGAAGCACTTCAACGTAACTTACGTTGTTGAAGATTCAAAGGAAGGCTGGGGCAATGCAGTCAAGTTCTTGATGGATCATCTATATGCAGGTCGTCACATCAAGTGGGACTTGAGCAAGATCCGTCCTGCTGGTGCAAGACTCAAGACATTTGGTGGCCGCGCCAGTGGTCCAGCACCTCTTGACAATTTGTTTAAATTCCTTGTCAAGGTTTTCTACAATGCACAAGGACGCAAATTGACTGCTCTTGAGTGCCATGATATTTGCTGTGCCATTGCCAATGCAGTTATTGTTGGTGGTGTTCGTCGTTCTGCCATGATTTCTCTCAGCGATCTGTCTGATCGTGAGATGGCTCACTGCAAGAGTGGTGCATGGTGGGAGCAGGCTGGTTTCCGCTCATACGCAAACAACTCTGCTGTGTACCGTGGTCGTCCGCCAATGGGTCAGTTCCTTGAGGAGTGGACATCATTGTACAACAGCCACAGCGGTGAGCGTGGAATGATCAACAGAAGAGCCTTACAAGAGCAAGCAGCCAAATGGGGCCGAGATGAAAACTGTGAGTACGGAACAAACCCATGCTCGGAGATTATTCTCAAGCCATTTGAGTTCTGCAATCTTTCAACTGTTGTTGTTCGTCCCGATGATACTGCAGCAACTCTGAAGAAGAAGATTGAGATTGCCACGATCATAGGAACCGTTCAATCTACCTTCACGAACTTCCCATATCTTCGTCCAGAGTGGAAGAAGAACTGTGAAGACGAAAGATTGTTGGGTGTCAGCATGACGGGCATCTATGACAACAAACTTACCAGTGGTCTTGAAGGCAAGCCAAAGTTGATCCGTCTACTTGAAACCCTGCGCGACCACGCAACTGCAACCAATCTCAAGTGGGCAGAAAAGCTTGGTATCAACCCAAGCAAGTCAATCACTTGCGTCAAGCCAGAGGGAACGACTTCTTGCTTGGTGGATTCTGCATCAGGACTACACCCAAGATATGCGGATTATTATTATCGCAGAATTCGCATTGACAAGAAGGACCCAATCTACAATCTAATGAAGGATCAAGGCGTTCCTTGTGAAGATGATGTTATCAACCCAGGAAACACAGCGGTCTTCACATTTGCGATGAAGGCCCCCAAGGGAACAATCACCACGGAAGATCTCCGTGCATTGGATCACTTGGATCTGTGGAAAACATATCAGGAACACTATTGCCACCACAAGCCATCAATCACTGTTAACTACAGGGACTCCGAGTTCCTTGAGGTCGGTCAGTGGCTATGGGAAAACTTTGATGTGGCAACAGGAATTTCGTTCCTTCCCGGTGGTGATAGCCATACATACGCTCAGGCTCCATTTGAGCAAATTGATTCTGCGACATATTCGGCACATCCAAAAGTTAAAGTTAACTTCAAGGATCTTTCTAAATACGAAGCAGAAGACAATACTGAGGCAGCAAAGGAGTATGCCTGTAGCGCTGGTGGTTGCCAGATAGTCTGATCCTCAATCCTCTGTAGCTCAGCAGGTAGAGCAGAGAGCTGTTAACTCTCGGGTCACTGGTTCGAACCCAGTCGGAGGAGTTTAAAATTTTCCCCTTTTAGGGGAGAATTTTTTATCCGTCTAAATACAAAGAGGCCTCATTAAATGAATTATCTTACAAATTTATACAAAAATAAAGCAGAATCTTTAGCAAAGCAAATTGAACTTTTAGAAAATCAATTAAAATCTTTGGTAGAACAAACACCGGGATATACTTTTACTCCGGGTGGTCAAAATGCACCCCGCCAATCTGATGCAGATTTGGAAGCCCGTGCTAGACAAATAAAAAAATCAGGATTATTTGGTGCACAAGTAGCTGACGATCAACAGTCTCAAGAATATAGAGACATTCAGGCCGAATTGGCTACCCGAAAAGGTCAGTCTAGTGGTCGTTCAGTAAGTGATTTGATGGCTGCAAATAAATCACAACGAATGAGAGATTTAGCGACGGAACCTTCTCAACGAGTAAGCAAAGCGATTGTAGCTCAAGAAAAAGAAAAACAATTTAATAAAAGCTATAATGATGTTGAAGCGACCAGAACGCGCAGATCTGCAGAAACAAAACCACAACGACAGATGGCTGCGACACCAACACTCTTACAAAGAGATCCAAATGTTCCAACTCCCCCTGCACAGGGTCAACCAGCACCAGTAGCAGGTGGGAAAAAGCCCTCATATAATTTCCAACAGTCCTCAAAACAAATTAGTGATATGGCTTCTGGTTTGCTCGCTAGAATGGGTAAAGCCCCAACACAGCCAGCAAGTGGTACAAAAGCCCCTTCAGCTCCAACACAAACCCCAGCCCCAGTTCCAACACAAACAGGAAAACCAACACCAAATAAAAATGCTGTTGGTGGAGGAATTGGAACAGGTGTTGATTTTACAACTGGCTCGGAAAGCCAGGGAGGATTGTTTGGATTCTCATATGTACCAACAAAGAATGGAAAATATTTACCACAACAAAAATCTTCTACGGTTTCACAGGAATACTTTGATAGGGTTCATCCGGGAACAAAACCCTCTTCTATGAAAGAAGTAGAGGCTAGAAATGCATTGGCAAATACACCACAGCAATCTGCAATGGATGCTTTGGCAAAATACCGCCAAGAAGTAGCAGATATGATAAAACGCGGCAAAAAGTAAAATTAAAAACTAAAAAAGTAAAAATCCTCCTCTATTACGAGGAGGATTTTTATATAAATATTTTTGTCAGTAGCGGTGGGATATTTCCACGCATTCCTTTTGGGGTAGTCTAAGTATAAACCCCTAGGCCAAAAGTCTGGGGGTTTATAAATATTGGTATGCTGAGATTTAAACAATTTTTGGTAGAAGGCGTTGTAGACCAAATACAAGCCTCCAGAACAAGAGCAGATCTTTTAGGAAAAAATTTAGCAAAGACCGGCAAATCGACAAACTATGCGCTCGGTGGAATAGGTACCTATGTATTTGTTGAACCAAAAGACAGTAGAACTTTAGGTGATTATCGATTTTTGTCCAAAGAAAAAGAATATTCCGGTGGAGTCAAATTATCAAACGATGCACATAAAATCAACATATATACAGATTCTCCCGCACAAATTAGAATTCCAACTTCTCAAGAAAATTCCGCATTAAGACACGAATTACAGCATCTATTTCAAAAATCAAGGCAACTACAAGACAATCCACATTACGCACTTAATAGAAAAAAATCAAACAAATATAACCAATTACGCATGACATCAAGTATAGAGGCTTTGATGCCAGATAATATAAAAAATGACATTAAAAAAGAATTTTCATATAGACTTGATCCACAGGAAGTAAATGCAAGAGGAATTGAAAGAGCAGGTGATGCAATCGAACATCATAATGAATTGGCAAGATCAAAAATTACAAGTGATCCGAGATTTGCCGATTATGAATTTGAACTTGAAAAATCTCTAGGCAGGGCAAAAGCTCCCGAATTAGATCCAAACATAGGAAGATCACAGGCAGAATTGGCCTTCCAGACCCATATGGGAAAAGAAAATGAAGGTTTAGACTTTCTTTCAGATGTGTTACAGGACGTAAAAAAAGGTGATGCAACAAGAGCAGCAAAAGACATTAAAACTGCAAAAAAATCAATCGCTTCAGATGTAGCAAGAGGTCTGCAATCAAATGTCGATTATGCCCAGCAGGTGGCCCAAGATGCCTATAGCGACAAAGTGATTAAACCTCAACGAGAGCGTCAGACACGTGTTGCACAAATGAAAAATGATTTTGATGTAACAAGACCAATGGGATTTAATTCTGGAGTTTTCATGTCAGATCCTATTTCTACTTCAAACTTTGCTTATGATGTCGCTGGTGCAATGGGAGACGTAACAACAAGAGATCAGACAATGAAAAAAGCTGCATCATCATTGTACAATCCAATGTATTCCGACAGCGAGCAAATGATGGGTGATGCTTTCTTGCGTGGCGGCGGCGAAGATTATGCAGTAGATCCGACGTTTTTACAAGTTGCTAACCAGCGAGCAAAAGACAGAGAAGAAGAGAAAAAGCGTAAAGCTGGCCCTTTGTCTGGACCTTTACAAACAATGCAAAGACCTGATTAAAAAAATCCTCCCCACAAGGAAAGGATTTTTATATAAATATTTTTGTCAGTAGCGGTGGGCAGTTCCACGCATTCCTTTTGGGCCGTTCTAAGTATTAACCCATCGTAATGCTAAGGAACCACCGCTGCTGGCCAAGGTATAAATATATATGTTCTATATGCTTGTAGGGATTGACTATTCCATAACTAGCCCAGCTATATGCCTTTATAATGAAAAGCAGGAATTTTGCTTTAAAAATTGCTCATTTTATTTTTTAACCAACACCAAAAAATTTGCAACAAAAATTGCACCAAATATCAACGGTGAAGGATTTGAAGAATATGCACATGATACAGAAAGGTTTGACACCATTTCTGAATGGGCATCAAGTTTATGTGTGGGGGCTCAAGATGTTGCCATAGAGGGATATTCTTATGGCTCTCATGGACGAATTTTTAATTTAGCAGAGAACTGTGGAATCTTGAAATACAAGCTCCATAAGCTCGCCGTTCCTGTGACGGTCGTAGAGCCATCCCGCGTCAAGAAACTCGCCACAGGCAA